TTGTGTCAAAGCAATGCAAGTCTGGGCTGTTCTTTTGGGTCTGCTGATTATTGTCGGGTCGCACGTTCAGATGCTCTTGTCCTCGAAGGACGCGAGTAAGAACACCCACGCGTACGTCATGCTGTCAACAGCTGCGTTGATCGCGTACGGCGTCTTCATGGGTTAGTCGTAATCAACTCGTGAGGCATCTCCATATACAAGACCGTGCTGAAGAAGGGCGACAACCGCTCGTCCAAAACTAAGGCCCGTTGCTTGTCGTTCTCGGCCAGCGTCTTGGTTAACCGCCGCAGAACCTGCGTGCGATCGACCGACGAGTCAACCTTGATCTTGCATTTCCCTGCCTTCCACCCACACAAGGATGACGCATTACACGCGTCCTTTTGTTGGAACTGCCCGCAGGGTGTCCGCACTTTGTTCACGAAAGCCCTGGGACCCTGCGTGGCATCCCAGTGGGCTTCTTTTTTGAGCCAGGCATCGAGTTGCTTGTACATGTTCTTTCCACGAGACGCAACGCCTTCACGGAGATCGGAGTACTCTTCGCGTTGGATGTCCTTGGACAGTGAGAACATCAGAAAGTCAAACACCTCAGCGGCATAGGAGATCGAGTCCGCCTGAAGGATGTCTTGGGCATTCGGCTTTCCCTCTGTAAGAAGCTTCTCAGGATTTCGAGCCATGGTCGTTAAAACTTCCTTTGCATCACCGGGACTCGCTTCGTCGGGCTGGAACGGGGCACGGAACTCGGAGGCGAGCAAGGACTCTACGGGACGTCCTTGGGCATCTCGCAGATCTTCCACCCACTTGAATCCCTTGTGCGACGTGCCGTCCAGGAAACTGCGAAGAGTCGCACGTGTAGGAAGGTCTTCGGATGTAATGTCCGCATACCCTGAGCGGACCTGAACGCCGGGCAGGGACTCATACGCAGTCGGTTGAACGGGAAGCACAACCACCTTGGGCACAAACAAGGCTTGAACACGCTCGAACGGATCCAGAATGACCTGGAATCCTGCGACGCCCTTGGCCCTCAACTCATTCACTGCGTCCATGTACCGTGGACGATCGGACGCACATGACTGTGAATGAAGTGCAGTCAAGAGGGACAGCATGGGACGGGGAAACAGAGGATCGCGGACATTGATTGTGTACGTGTACTTTGCGAATCCCTTCAGTTTCTCAAGAGACCTCGCGACATGGGCCAAGATGTCCTGATCAACAACGACGATCGTGCGGTCGTGAGGGGCTAAGCGTTCAGCCCAAAATCCACACTTGACGGAACTGGTCGCAGTGTCCACGCGGATGACTTTACATCCAATGACAGCCGTTACGTATTCCAGCTCATCGAGCAGACTCATACGCCCCTCCTTGTACGCTTGATTCACACCCGAGACGATGCGGTCCAACTGCGAGTCTCCTTCGCCCAGATCTGTCCATGTTCGCGTGAACGAACACATCAGTACACTCTTGCGGGCATCTTTGGGGTCAGGAATCGCGGCAGTGTGTTTAAGGAAAATGGGAAGTGTCTTGTGGGGGCGTCCGAGTCCTACACGGAAGAAATCCGTCTTGCCCAAGTCCAGGCGGTTCTTCTTGATGGTGGTCGCATACTTGATGGGAATCTTGAGCGAGGACGCAAGCGTGTCGGGAATGTACCCCATACGCATCGCAGGGATCTTGGAAGTGCTCAGGATATACGAATCATCCGTCTTCTCGTCATTCGGAGGTAAGACTGTGAATGCACGTTCCTCCTTGTAGCAGCAGGGAATGTCCTTGTCCTTGATGGCACGGATGTTCTTCGGGAACACCGCTGTCTGGTCACGCTTGATTACGGAGGACTCAGTTACACTCTCGTCCTTGCCTGTGCGGACCTTGCCTTTGCACACTGGGCAGGCCCCATCGACTAACTGATCTTCGCGTAACGGAAGCTGGTCGGTCATGCACCAATACTGCGGACAGGTCGCAATACCTTCGGGCTGGGCAAGTTCAATGACGTGAACATTGTACGCATCAATCCCATCCTTTCCCGCATTCGCCTCCTTGATCTTCTTCTGCTTCTCGGTCGCGGGGTAATTGCGAGGATTGTACTCGGCCGGAATCCGTGCCTCGTCTTCGGGTGTGAGCACAACCACTTGCTTGTTCTTGTCGCACTTCTCGGGGTACACGCTGCTGTCAAACGTTTCCGAATCAAACTCCTGAAGACGCTTGTTGAAGTAATTGTACGTGGACCCCGGCTTTTCGCGGACACGAATACGCTTCTTCTTCTCGTCGACCGCAGGTGCTTCGGCAACAGGGGCGGCCTCGGCTTCCTGTGCAGGACCACCTAACCCTAAATCTGCAAGGAAATCATCGTCCGCCTGGAAATCGCCCGCGTACACTGCAACCTGCTGCGGAACCACAGCGGTGGCTTCAACGGTCTCAACACGACGAGGACACACCGCCTCAACCGCCGCGTCGTCGGATGTGAGTACATGACGAAGAATACTCGCATACTTTATCGCCCGCTCGACTGTCGTCACGGCGGACAGAATCACCTCCTTGTTGGAGAAGCGAAGTTTGGGGAAGCCCTTGAGAACACGCTCGAGATCAAGATCGTCACCCAGGTTCGCGAACTTGGTGAACAAGGCCTCTGCGTCTTCGGGCGTCATGCCGATCTCCGTCAGCGTAGCTGCCGAGGGCTGGTCGGCTTCCTGTAACGCTTGGAACGCCTGGACTTCGAGAGGCGTGAAGTTCTCTGCGAGCCGGTCCGCACGAAGGAGGCGAAACGTATCGTCCTGGAAACTGAACAGTGTCTGGAGGCACGGGAATCTACGCATATCAAACTCTTCAACCGCCTTGGGGAACACGCCGAGAATGGACAGATCCTGCAACTCCCAGCGAGAGACTGCGAGGTCACCAGGCTCGATGAATGGCACGAGGGCATCCAGGCTCTTGATCCAGTCATACAAACTGACCTTGAACTCGTCCAGCGTTCCCTTGGCCTCTTTTCCGCGAACGATTGTGAACTGAATGTCGCGAGGTGTGATGGCGATACGGTCAAAGGATGTGCGAGACGTTCCGCGGTAGAGAAGCAGGGTCGGCAAACGACGCTGGGGAAGTGTTGTGGATGTCCACGATTTCCACATGGCAATGTCTACAGACGGAACCTTGTCGTCCGGATTCTCGACGTAGAACTTGTGACGTGTCTTCTCCTGCTTCGATGTGAAAAAGCCAATGTACGGCGACTTTTTTGACAATGTGAGTCCGTAGAAGATCTGCTCGAACCGTGCCCGGGGTGCGGGGAAATCCGTCTCAGCAAACGGGACGTACCATTTCGCTCGGAGAATCGCGGGATGCTTGGGCTCAGGCACATCAAGTGCAATCAGTTTCGTCAGCTGATCTGCGTGGGCCTTCAAGGACCGAACCGCAGAGTCCGTGAGACGACTCGGGGTGTCCTCACGAAAGAAAGGGAAGTACACACGCTTCACAATCTGCGACGCCTCGGCGGCAATCTCAGTTGCCCTGAACGATCCAACGTTCGTGTACACGGTCTCGAACAAGAGCTGAAGATTACCCACCGGGATACGGGCAGGCTGTAGTGTAGCCATATCCTTCGGAGGCAAAGGCAGGACGAACGAGCGATCGCCCGTGACACCAAACACACGCCACTCGGAGAATCCAGCACCTGGCTTGAAGAGCTCTTGCAGTGCATCAGGCTTCGAGTGCCAGTCTTCGCGGGAATACATGGCCTCCTTGACACCCGTTCCCGGACGTTTATGCTCCAAGTACTCCTTGAACAGCGACATGTCCAGACGCACACCATCCGGCGACAGCCGCAGGAACAATGCATCCCAGTGTCGAGGGTCCTCGTAATGTTCTTCGGGCAGCTGGACATGGGCTTCAATGAAAAGACGATCGGGATGAGAGTTCACCGCAACTGCGATGTGTTGACGCACAGTTTCCAGTGAGTCGTCCTCGAAGAACGTCACACTCGATCCTGTTCCCGCGACGGGTACAGTCTTCGACATTATTGGTTAGGAGTATTACTTTTCCTCGCGTTTATAGTCCTTCCTCTTCTGCATGTTGATTCGTTCGCGATTCTTGTCGCGATATTCTCGCATCTTCTTCCGTGCTTCTTCGGGGTTGGCCAGTCGCCTCGCCCGTTTCTCTGCACACAGTCGCTCCTTGTTCTTCTCGTAAAATTCCTTGCGTTGTGCCTTAATTACATCGGCGTTATTCGCGTTATATTCCTTCTGCTTCTCCGCAACGGCTTCCTTGTTCTTTTCATAGTATTCCTTGTGCTTCTCCGCAACGGCTTCCTTGTGTGTTACAATATAGGTACGATTACGCTCCAAGATGGCCTCTTTGTTTGTCTGATAATACGTTATAGCTCGATCCTGTTTCTCGGCATCAGACGCATATGCGGGCAACGTGTTTAAACATAAAGGATCGCTCTTTGCCGCTAAGATATATTCGTTCTCTTTCATACGTATCTCTGTGCGGTTTGCACATGAAAACGATTCGACCAGTTCAATTCTGACCTTATCCCATCCAATCGAGTTTATGTGGTTGTATACTCTGGATGTCATTGTCTTTGACGAGTCTTTGTGGCCATGAAGTCTGGATTTCAGTTTTGCAATGGTGGACCCATAGTAGTAGTGTCCATCGTCGCATAAAAGTTTGTATATCTTGGATTGGTCGTATCCCATTTATTCATCTGGTCCGAAAATATGTAAATGATTATAGCGGAGAGTCCGAAATGATCATCCCGCAATACGGCGTGGGCTGTCGCGAGTAATTGACCGGGACATAGATTCCCACCTTGACGGCATCGTGTAGGATTCGCTTGAAGTTGTCCCAGAACTCGGACGTGTGACCAATGCTCTCTGTCATCAAGTGTGACATCTCGTGGAGCATCACGAACATGATGGTGTTGATCTCGATCAACGGATATTCGGGTGCCTTTGTCTTGTCACGAAGGCAGACCACGATTCGCTGTCCCTTGTTCTCGGAGTACGACGTGTCCGGCGAGTTCATGTCATTCTCGGAGAAGGCGTCAGGCTGATAGCGAGCCACGAAACGGGCGACCGGAGGGTCGTTCATCAACGCGGGTTCCTTGGAGTACGAATCACGCAACTTTGTGAGATTCGCCCGAATCTTCGCCATCAACTTCACGGCTTCTTCTTTGTTTGGAAGGTTCTGCATGTCATACTCAAGTCCGTCTGGACCTGTCATGCGAACCGTGTTGTTCGGACCTAAAAATTGAGACACGATTGCAACGCCTACGACGGCGGCGGCAACCGACAACATTGTGTATCACTGCGAAGTTTAACCACAGAGGCCATCCAGAGCCCGGTTGGCACGGAAAGGGTCCGGGTCAATCGTCGTCTGGAGGAACGGGCCCACCTTGGACTGCGGGTTGGGCGTCTCCGAGCGGATGTCGTACGTCGGGTTGCGGTTGTTCTGCGAGATGCCGATGATGTTGATGTTGGCGTGGTAGCCAGCCTGGAGGAAGTTCTGGCCATCCATGTCCTTCGAGCCGACCGGGTTCACGGCGGCCCACGAGGCACCGATCTCACCCTTGGGGAGGAGATCGCTCGACGAGAGGACGTTCTGGGTGTACGTCTGCTGCGACGACGGCGTGCGGCCCTGCATGTCGCTGACGTCCAGGGCATTGCCACCCACCGACGAGGTGCCAATCGAATACGGACCCTGGCCCGACATGGGAGTCATCTGTCCGGACCCACCGAGCTCCTCGGCCTTGTCCAGCACGGCACTCTTGCCGCCCGAGTAAGAGGAAAAGAGTGAGTAGACAACGACAACGCCCACGAGGACGATTCCAAGGCGAACGACTTTGGTAGAGGAGAGCTTCATACTTTATTCATGTCGTCAGACAAATTCTCAGAGGGGAAGAGTAGCTCGACCAACTGCTCCCGACGGAGGGTCCAGAATCCACGTACGCCCTTCCGTCTGGCCTCCTCGCGAAGTTGACCGACTGTCATCTTCTCAATGATCAGTGACTTGGGGAGCTCATTCATGTTGAGGAGCTGGATGAGTTGGGCACGTTTGAGAATGTAGTACTGCTTGATACGACGCTGCTTGGCGAGTTGCTTGAGCTCGATGAGAGACTTCGACTCCATGGTTGACTCGATCCACCTGTCGATGCCGGAATCCGTTTTTTTCCGGACATCAAGTAATGAATCGTACACCCGTGATCGTCGCTTTCTTTCTCGCAGCAGCCCTGGTGGGCATGATGCTTCGTATGACAGACATGAGTGGCGGCGTCGAGACCTTTGAGCTGCCCAAGGACACCATGGCTCCGCTGGACCAGGAGTCGACGCCCGGAGTCTCTGGATGGGCCGAGACGTCGCCGATCCTTGGAAGCCAGGCGAAGCCCGTGCCTGAGCGGCCCTACGAGGTTGCCGATGACAATGCCCTTGCACAGTTCATGAACAACAAGATTGGCCCCGAGTGCTGTCCCTCTCCCTTCTCGACGAGTGCGGGATGTATCTGTCTGACTGAGACGGACAAGAAGGGATTCGCGTCCCGCTTTGGAAATAAGAGTCATATGTAAACATAATGGATCACCTTCGTGCATTCGTCAACTACTTCAAGCAAAAGAGTCCTGGTACTCCATTTCCGCGTGCGTCGGACGAGCTCTACGCTCATCTGACCAACGTGATGACTCCTCACGGGATGAAGATCATGCAGAAGGACAATTCGCTGTTCCGCGGCGAGTCGGCCCCTCAGCCGCTTCCTGGTATTGACATTCGTCTGTTGTGGGATGGATCGGAGGAGGCGTGGAAGCTCCTGCACATGGCCATGATCTTCTCATTCCTCCAGGGCGACCCGAAGGAGAAGGTTGCCCAGGTGATGGAGGCGATGAAGCACGTCCTGCCCCAGACCCACCGCGATACGGATGAGATCCTGAAGACTCTGGAGACCGAGGAGACCAGCTCGGCGATTTCGGAGATCTTTGAGTTACTGATGAAGACGCGTCTTGCGTCCATCGTCGGTGACATTGCAGCCTCGATCAAGTTGAATGAGATTGGAATTGATTTTGAGCGTCCCGAGGAGATTCTGGAGGCACTGCAGCACCCAGAGCGTAGTTCGGCCGTTCGCGACATCATGGAGCAGGTCAAGGCGATGCTTGAGGACCGCATCAAGACAGGCAAGATTAACCAGCAGGAGCTGATTCGCGAAGTCGAGATGCTCAAGGCCAAGTTCCAGTCAAGCTTTGGTAAGTACATGAATGACATGGTTGGCATCGGTCGCGAGCGGCCGGAGACGGGAAACACAGGCGAGCAGATCTTGTCCAACTCGCCCGATGCCCGTCGTGCTCGTATGCAGGCTCGCCTCCAGCGTAAACTTCGCGAAAAAGGTCGCAAGTGAGAGTAAGAGAGCAGTGTCATGCCGTTCTGGTTTACCGATCCAAGTGTTCTGTTTCGTTCCGATACGTGGTTCGCCTTTGTGCCGACCGCGGGTATGAGCGTGGACGATTCACTGAACGCAGTGGTCCGCTTCACGGTGTACCTGAGTTTGTTGTTGTTCCTGTGCTCGATGGAGGTGAAGTACTTTGTATATGTACCAGTTGTCATGGCGATCACCGTGGCCCTCCACCAGTTGTACCCGAATACTAAGAAGATCATGGAGCCGTTCCGTATGGGCACGGCGGTCAGTGGGTACACGGGAACGGGTCTGACCATGCCGACACAGGACAATCCGTTCATGAACCCTACGCTTGTTGATATCAACGAGAACCCGAACAAGCCGCCGGCTGCGGATCCGACGGACATCAAGGTTCGCGATCAGGTGAACAAGCAGTTTGCCCAAACATCAAACATGTACCTCGACACCACCGATGTGTTTCAGCAGGTCCAGGCGGCACGTAACTTTTACACGGTGCCCGCTGACGACCACGAGGGACTCCTGCAGTTCCTGGGCAAGGGTGCAGCCTCTGGCAAGTTACTCAACGAGGGCTATGTGGTGACGAAGGGCTCAATGCCGAAGACGCCGGCGAGTACTACGGCGGCTCCGACGGGTACGATGCCGGGTGAGCCGGCGGACCAACCCGAGCTTCCGTTCGATCTCACTCGCTGATTCCTGTTGACCCGTTAAGACACGCTCACGACCCTTGGCTGGCTTGAACTTCATTGTCGGAAACCCAGACACGTGCTCGTCATACGGCACATTCGCTGACTCAATCTCCTCCACCGGAATGTGAATGTGCTTCTTCTTCATCTCATCCCACATGGGTTTGTTCGCCTCGCAGTGCGAGCACCCGTTCATATAGAACAATACCAAGAGGGGACGACGCTTGAGCTTCTGCTTGACGTCGCCTCCTGCGACACCAGATCGCGAAATATCGCCTGCGGGAATACGGGCGGCAGGAGCAAACGCCATCTATTTATATCACCCACTAGAAAATGGCGTGCCTCGATGAGCTGAACCAATCGGCCGACAAGACCTGGATCGGAATTTCACGCACGACGGGTGAGATGAAGAAGTTCGAAACCATCTCGCAGTTTCAGCAGTACCAGGAGGCCCTTGGATGTGCCCCGGTCCGTCCCGCTCCGTACGTCGAGTCCGTCGCGTCCAAGAACACCATTCCTACCGGATTCCTGGAGTTCAAGCCTCGCGACGCAGCCACGCAGGCGAGGTTTGATGCGACATCGGATCAGTGGGAAGGTGTGGCCGCATCCGATGCGGCAGTGAAACAGGGTATGTTTCTGGAAGACAGTGCCCAGCCCGCAGCACGCGAAAAGAAGCTCCAGCCATCTGCATTGCCCCCACCGCCTCCGGCAAAGACAAACGATCTTTGCTTACTACAATGAAGTGGACGCTCCTCGCGGTCATACTAATCCTCATGTTCCTAGCACTTGCTATTCAAAGCAAGGAGGACTTCACGGATCCAGATCAGCCTGTGAAGCCACCGTGTAACTGTACCGGGAAAGCACCTGGGGCGTGCAAGTCTGAATGTAAGGCATGGGAGAGCAAAGTCCAAGCCCTCGCACCTTCGAACGCAGTGTCGGATGACTACATTGCCGTTCTCTCTGCATTCTACACCACAGTGTACGATCCCGCGAGGACGAAGCCGCTCGAATCTCAGATCGACGCATTCTTGGCAACTCCGGCGGGGACGGTTGCTGGCGTCGACAATGCGGCAATCAAGCGAATTCTGATGAGTTCGTTCCACATTGACAGTTCGACGACTGCGGCTGCGAACGAAGAGAAATCTCAGATGTTCAAGCCATCGGATGCGAACCTGGCCCCCAAAATGGGTGTAGATGAAGTCCGCACACGTCAGGAAGAAACGTACAAGGCTGCCAACCCGGTACTGTCCACCCGGCTGTCGGAAGGAGATTACGCACCGGTTACGCAGTCGGACCCACTCAATCCCGGGCAGTGGGAGGATGGATCTACGATGTGGAAAGGACCGCGACCTGCGTCCGTATGCCCGTGTGCTGAAAATGTTATGTAAACACAATGAGGAAGTGGATTCTCCTGCTACTGGCTGGCCTCTTGCTGGCCTATCTCTTCACACGTCGCGAAGGGTTCCAGGACACAGACGGTATTAAGGGTGTGTATTCGCTGGATGGCCCCGATTCGGCAACCCCACACATCGGCTCCTCGGCTGAACACGTGATTAAGCTGATGCCGAATTCCCTCCTCAAGGCGATTCAGAATGTGAAGCCAAAGACCAACTGCCCGATCGCAGGGGATCCCATGAAGCAGTGTCCCGCAGACCCAACGACAGGTGCGGGTATGATGACGATTCTGAGCGGAGATATTGCGACGATCATGGGTGATTTCTACCTGAATGTCTACCAGCCTGCGGTGAATCCGATCACAACGGGAGATGTGGACACGTATCTCACTAAATACCACATGACACCTTTCCTGACTGCAAACAAGGACGACGTGAAGGCATTGCTTGTTGCGTACTTTGTCACACAGACCGCAGGGGCTGCGAACACACTGAATAAATCGCAGAGGAAATCGAGGGATGCTGCCTCCAGTCGTGGGTACAATGCCTTTGATATTACAGACGCGGACAATGGTTCGATGGCCGCTGCAATCAATGAACGCTCTTCCCCGGGCGAGGCGGAGATGGGGAATCGTCCAGGCACTGGGCCGGTCTTCGGAGACAATGGACCCTTCTCTGGAAACGCGGGAACAGGACAGGGCACGGGAATGAATGCGGCCTCTACCTTGACGGGCAGCTCATACGGCCACCCTCCTCCGAGCGAAGGACGCCTGGATCCCTACGATCTGTGGCCTGGGACCAAGGGAAGTACCTCAGCGAAGGGATTCGGTCTCGCAGTGAATGGTCCTCCGTCAGGAGGCATGGGAGAACCGCAGACCACTGCGGCCGTCACATCACAGGGTGGCGGTCCGGTCTTGTACGGACCGTCTGGTCAGGGTGAAGCCCCTCAGAAAAACAGCACCGATATATCAGGCATGCCCTCGTGGTGCTCAACGGGTTCGGAGCCAAACAATCGGTTCGCAGTGACGTCACGATGCCCGGGAAGTATGGACAGTATTGCCGACACGAACTTCCAGGCCGACTCCTACGCCTTGTCCAACGTTGACCCGAAAACGAATCCCGTTCCGTATTTAACAGATTTCTCTGTGTTCCAGAAATAAGATGTCGAACTCCTTTGGTCTCCGTAATCAGCGTGGCTCGTGCTGGGTCAATGCAACCCTTCAGGCCGTCTTCCGTATTCCCGATGTCCAGACACGCTACACTGCAGAAGCGGCTCTGGAGACATCGCCCCTCGACTCCGCTCTTCAAGAAATCTGGTGCAGCCAAGGAGACGAAGGTCTCAAGGGACTGTACGAGAATGTCAAGTCTGCCGTGATGCCGGCGGGTGAGGGCATCGGTGATTCGCACGAGCTGCTGGAGTATCTCTGCGACAAACTTCCCTACCTCGACAAGCTGTGTCGCTTCAAGACTGTGAACATGGTCAAGTGTGACTCATGCGAGTACAAGGATTCCGTGACAGACTCGCTGATTGAGTTCTCGGTCTCGCCCACGCAGCGTAAGCAGAGTCTGACGGACTGTGTGATTCAGGCGGTGACTCCCACCTCCATCCCTGACTGGAAGTGCGAGAAGTGCGGAAACCGAGGCTGCAAGAAGCAGCTGCTGATGTCGTCGTTCCCTCAGGTGTTTGTGTTCCATGCGACGTCGCTCAACACATCGGTGTCGTATTCGACACTCCTTGTGCTCAACGGACAGAAGTACGCCCTTCTCGCGGTGGTCTGTTTCAATGGGGGGCACTGGTGGACGTATGGCCGCACCATGCCGCCAGGTACGGATTGGAAGGAGTATGACGACATGAACGTCCGCAACCACGGACCCAACCACTTCCCTCTGTCCGACGCAATGCGGCTGCTATTCTATTATCGCCTGAAGGAATAAGGAATGGATCCCGCCGTAGCCTTTGCGGTGCTTCTCAGCACAGTTGTAATCTTAACATTTTTCATTCTCCTTTCGACTGGTTCGATCCTCGCGGTCGGAGTGGTGTGGGTCATTTTGTTCATGATCGGCTTCCTGCTGAATACATACGGCTTCATTACGGCAGCGATGCTGTCTCCGCCGAAGGTGATTGCACAGCCGGTTGGTGATGCGAAGTCTTCGCTGACAGCTGCGACGATGGTCGGCAGCGAAGTGTTCCACATCGCCGACAATACCTTCACGTACGACGAAGCTCAGGCAGTGTGTGCCGCCTACGATGCCCAGCTCGCGAGTCTCGAGCAGATTCTGGACGCATACAATCACGGTGCCGAGTGGTGTGGATACGGATGGTCTGCGGGCGGCATGGCACTGTACCCCACGCAGAAGAGCACATGGGATGCCCTCCAACAGGAGAGCGATCAGACGAAGCGTACCGCCTGTGGCCGTCCCGGTGTTAATGGCGGTTACTTTGATCCTGCGTCCAAGTTTGGCGTGAACTGCTACGGCATCAAGCCGCAAGGAAACGTCAAGCTCCCGACTCCCCTGCCTGGTACAGATCGGTCGGCGTTCAACAGTATGGTCGCCAAGTTCAAGTCCATGATCAAGTCGTTTAATCTCGACCCGTACTCGCGTTCGACGTGGTCGGGATCCGCTACGTCTCCCGTGTCCACAGGTCAGGAGTTTCTTAATAAGGTGACGAAGGAGAAGTTTACGATGCGTGAGAAACTGGAGGACTATGAAGTGATGCCTGGACAGACGATTGCGAATCTTGGACTGCCTCTTGGATCTCCGTATGGCCTGCGTGGTGCCCAGGGTGATCCGGGACCTGCTGGACCGGCTGGACCTGCCGGAGCTGCGAGCACAGTTCCCGGACCCGCCGGAGGTATCGGACCCGCTGGACCACAGGGACCGAAGGGCGATGCGGGTGTCAGCAATGTTCCTGGACCCACTGGACCTGCTGGACCCGCCGGAGCTGCTGGTGCTGCCGGACCTGCCGGAGCTGCGAGCACTGTTGCTGGCCCCGCTGGACCTGCTGGACCTGCTGGGGCCGCCGGACCCGCCGGAACCATTCCAACGTTTAATCCGGGCATTCTCAGTGCAAGTTACGGTGTCGGAACTCGGACAGTCGATATAACGAATGCAGCAAAGAGTGCTCTTCATACTGGGGTTGGGTTCTGGTGCAACAACGGCACCTTTGGAGACCCCGCACCAGGCAGTGGCAAACAATGTGTTATTCAGTACGCAATCGCAAGAAGTCTAACTAAGGGAATCGTAATTGGAGAGGGCGGTTATTTTGACCCCAACATCATACCATTTAACTAAGACGGCGTGTTGTCAACCGGTGCGTGAGGGGGCACGTTAATCGCATACTTCCCTAAGAACCGGAACGCGGGTGGAAGGGATCCGCCTCCGCGATCGTACGACAGGGGAATTGGATCGTTGGTGCCCGGTTTGGTGCGGATACAAAGATAGGGCATACCGGGCACGTGCGTCATACCTGACGGACACGGTTTGTAGCACAGACCATCAACCTTCTCTGTATGAATACCCTTGCTGTCTTCTGCGACGTCGGCACACGTCTTGTGGTTCTGGGCATTCGCCTCTTCGAGCGATTCCAATTCCCCGTTGGGTCCTACTGTGGGGGGGTTCTTGTCATGCGACCTTTTCCACGTCTTGTAATAGTTGTCCCACGTACTGTCTACGCGAATCAACCCGTCGCCAAAATCTTGGGGTCCTGGACACGTGCCACCGTTGTCCAGGCGTCCAATGATACGGCCTCCTGTACATCCACATCCGCGTCCGTGAATACAATCGTCAAGCGACTTACATGAAATAGGCTCCGAGCACGTCAGGAACGACGTGTTCCAGCCATCCGGGCACGGCTCAAGACCGACTACAGTGCCTGCACCGTTTTGTACAGTGTCCGCATAGCACCGCACACCGAAGCCATGGTATCCATCGCGGCAACTATTGTAACACAATCCGCCTTCAAGAGACCCCTGGTTTCCGACGCATGAGTTCGGGGAAGAGGACAAGACCTCGATTCCAAAGAAGGTGATTGGACTCAGTGCCCATGCGATAATCAGAAACAGGATTCCGAGTGTCACGAGCAGCCAGAAAATCACCCACGGATTCCACGCACCCACCCAGTCCTTGGTCGTGTCCATGTAGAGGATCACTCCATACGCGACCGCAGACAGAAAGAAAATCGTCGACGCGAATGTGATGCCCGGTCCTAGCAGACCTGCGATGGGCGACCAGACTTCGCTGGGAAACAAGATGTCGGCCAGTTCCGACCATGACGTGTCTGACGACATTCAATTGTTTCTTAGGAAGAAAACAATGGACACAACGCAGCCACTGCTTACCCTTTTCAAGAAGAAGGATGCCCAACAGACAGTCGTTGTACCCCCGACATCGGGTCAGGAGATCAACCGCTTTGATTGGCTGCTCTTCCGCCCTCAGGCCCATGCTGTGAAGCCGTTTGAGGCAGATCAGTCGGCCCGACAGGAAAAGTATAAGAACACGAAATAAACTCGGTTCAGATACGTAAAGATGGACGTTGTTCTACTCATGGGTCTCGCAGCCCTTGGCTACGCAATGGCCGTTCCGAAACGCCGTCGCGATGCCCCGGCCACTGACGGTGTTCAGGCGAAGGAGATGTTCGGTGATCCCGACAATGATGAAATCCCTGTCGTCCAGGCCGCAACTGGACATAACAACATGGTGCCCTTCTTCGGTGCCAATCGCACACAGAGCACCTTCTCAGATGGTCACGAGAGTCTGCTCGACAAGTACACGGGTATGGGCAAGAACACCTTCTTCCGCAAGGAGGAGGCAGGTGCATTCTTCAGTCCGGAGGCGGGTCGCGGCAACCCCTGGAAGGCTCAGGTGGAGACGGACTTTGAGCAGTCTCGCCAGGTCACGAGTCTCGCGATGAAGAACGTGGCACCGATTGAGCGTGTCCACGTGGGCCCGGGTGTGAATGACGGCTACACCAATCTGCCATCCGGTGGTCTCAACCAGGGTCTGGAGTCGCGTGAGTGGCAGCTGCCAAAGACCACGGACGAGCGTCGTGTGGCCACCAAGCCGAAGCTCACGTACACGTCCAATCCGACACCGGGCAAGCAGCGATATGGTCTCCAGCCGGGTCTCCAGGCACCCGTCAAGAAAAACAAGCCCGATCGTTTTCAGGTTCTGCAGGCTGCAGATGGTTCGCTGCCGCACTTGAACACCACGCTGGGCCAACAGAAGGCGTCGTCTGTATACCCCGAGTTCATCATGAAGGACCAGAACCGCCCAGACACGGGAACACAGTTCATGGGCCCGATCGGCAAGAGCGTGCGAAATAACGAGTCCTACATCCGCTCCTTCACGGAGCCGTTCCAGCAGTTCATGAAGCTGACCACAGAAGGACGCCCTGCACCGGGTGGACCGGTTGTGGGTATGTCCGGCGTCAGTGCGGGTCCCGAGGCATACACGGTTCAGACGCACCGCGACGAGTCGACACACGTCAACTACCGCAGTTTCGAGTCTCCTCTGCTCCAGCGTGGTGGCCAGCCGCCGACCGCGGAGCAGCGTGGATCCGTCAAGTACGACGAGCCGGTTGGTCAGAGTGTGCAGTACGATCGCGTCGCCCAGCCGGGTCTTCTCGATGCATACAAGAGTAACCCGTATACACAGAGCCTCCAGTCTTCAGCGTAATGGACATCTCCCTCTTGAAATACACCGACACACAGATCGATGTTTGTCTTTACGAAAAGTCCCGCCGAGACATGCACGCCATTGTTCGTGCCGTTGCGATTCATCCGACGCGAATCCGCGTCTGTGCATGTGTCGCGGATCACTGGATTCGATCTGCCTTGTCGTTTCTTCACGTCGTTTGGATTCCTTCGGGTGAACAATGCAAGGCATCGTTGATATTGGACGCATCGAAACCAGCCTCATTGCCCGCCGTTCCGAACTTGTTCAGTCAACGTCCTTCGTCTTCAGTGCCATCGTCCTCGTCGCCGTCCTTGGCGGTTTCTGGTGGTTCTTAACCGTGCAATACGAGATCAACCAGAACAAGCCAGAAGAGAAGCGAATCCCGTTCACACCGACCACGTGGTACTCGGCTACACGAAACCTTCGCAGTGAAGAGTATGCAGGACAACTTCAGCCTTTTGAAATTGAAGCTGGACATGGTCTACCGGGACCTCTCGATGGAGGTGGCCCAGCAGAAGTTCACGGAGAGCCCACCGAAAGTGGAAGTGCCTGAGGCAGTCGCCGCAGCCCCACCTGCGGCCCCACCAAAAGTTAAAGCTAAACGCAAGAAGTTAGTGCCTCCTAAGTAAGAGGGATGTCGATTACGCCGGGGTCGAACATATACGGATCACCCACCGTGGGGACATATTCACTGTCCAACGGTGCGTCATTCTACAAGTACGAACCTTTCTCCTTCACGTTCTCCGGTGGGTCTGCGTCAAACTTCTCGGCCGCCGGAACACTCGTTGGATTTTGCTCTAGCAACAACTCAGTCGCTACTCCTTTCCTCGTCTTTGCGGCAACCAACGGAACCCAGACGGGAACAACGCCGCCATCTACGGCCGGCGACACGCTTGCTGTCTCCTATACCGTGAGAGGATCATCGTATACAAACTACTACACTCTGTTTCTGAACGCAGGGCGATTCACGATTTCACCTACGATCTCAAACAGTGCAATTGTCCTGTATCTAAGCGAACCTGTGTTGTACACATTCACCTCCGTGATTCCGCTCACGAGTTCCAACGTGACACCGTCGCTGCCAGCAGGGATATACTTTGATCAGAGCAATACGTCGAACTGGCTATTGACGTCTCGCAGCAGCTACCCTGCCTACACGTCGGTCAGCAGTAACTACGTGTTCCTGGGCACAGACGCCTCCAACCGATCTGTGTTCACGTCGCTCTCGATTCAGATTCTGGGTGAGCGTCTGACGATGTCATCGTCTTCGGCACTCTCGAACATTACGCTGAATACATCGTCCTCGACTCCGATCCAATCGCCTACGCTGTTCAATAACAATTACTCGCGAAGGGCAACCTCTGTGAAGTACACACTGCCGAGTCTTCCTCCTGGCCTTGCATATTCAAACCTCGCAGGTGTTCAGAAATCAGGGTCGTATACAACCACAGTCCTAGGAAGCAACGACGGAATCTACGTCTACGGCGTCCCCACAACAACGGGACTGACGACGAATTCGCCGAGCAATGTTGCGGTCACTGTCACAACGACAGTTACGGGGGTGTCGACATTGTCTGCATCGTCAACCCTAAACTTTACGTACTCGCCTGTATTGATCTTTACGTCTCCGAGCACATCTGCCTTCACGGTGTATTCAAACGTGCCGATCAGTAACATCCCGGTGTCGGCAGCTGTTCAGTTTGGAAATGCGACGACCGTTACGTATACTGCATTGAACCTGCCAACTGGGTTGGTATTGGTGTCGAACGCAATTCAAGGAACGCCAACGGCCACTCCGGGCACCTACACTGCGACCATCACGGCAACGGGCGGTACGTTGACAGCGTCAAACGTATTGACGTTCACAGTCAGCAATGTTCCGGTGTTTGTGACACCCAATGTAACCACTCTGCAGACGTTCACAGTGGCCCGTTCTCTTGCGAACCCGCTGTCTGGATCGTATGTGTATCCAATCACCTTCACACTGAGCTCCCCTGCATACTCGGGCTCAAACTGGATCGCGTCCTCATCTCTGAGTGTGTCCAATGGAGTCACGTATACGCTCAGTGGCACGACCGCAACATTAAACGGTACTCCTCAGCAAGTCTCGTCGGGTACTCTGAACTTTACGGTCACGACAACGGATGGCACCGCAAAGAGTGGTGGATTTCCGTACGCGATTATTCCGGACGTGTTCACGTTCTCGACCACTACGCCCATGCCCTTCGTGTTTACGCAAAACATTCCAATCACGCCCATTCAGTTCTTTGCGACGACATTGAGCACGACGCCAGTGACGAACTTTACGCCCTCCAGTACGCCGCTTCCAATTGGGCTTACGATCTCGGCAACCGGTCAGCTACAGGGAACGCCAGCAGTGGCCGGGACTGGATATATTCTCACAAACGCGACGAATGGATATGTGACCGCATCCATGCCGACAAACCAGTTCTTGTACACGATTCTCCCTGACGTGCTTCATCTTACGAGCACTGCAACCCTGTTCCCGCTGACTGGAACGGTGAACATTCCATTGACAATCAGCACGCTCAGCGGCCTCTTTCCGGCTACGCTGACAAGTCTCAATTATCTGTACGGGTTGACGCTTTCGCCGACCACACCCTTCAAGATAACTGGAAACGTTGTGAATACAGTTGCGGTACCTGCATCTACGGTGATCACACTTCTGGGTTCGAATTCAATTGGAGGCATCACGACCACACAGACTACGCAGGTACAGATCTTGGCCAGCAACATCCCGACGATCAACCGATACACGATCCGCCGAACCAACAAGGGCTACACGGTCTTCAGTTCGTCCAATTTGTTCAGCTACGCCAGTAACTCTCCGGTTTCCTCCAACACGACAACGCTCCTCGATTTCCAATCAGGCGGTGGCACGGCGTTCTACGTTGACAACACGTCCAATATCCGGAACCCAGACGGAACTATTGCGTACACTGGATTGGGTGTCATCTTCAATCAGATCGCGTATATGTCGACCACATTACAGTGGTACGCGTTTGCCATTGGAGGAAGTGCGGTCTCTACGTACGTGTATTCGGTTGGCAATCCGTGGACACCTGTGGGTCTCACCATCACACCGGCTACACCACTGGCCGCCCGCACCGATGGTGGATACGTGATGCGAACGATTGGTTCGAATCTCATCCTTGGTGGATCAAACGGCATCTATTACGCATCGGTCTCTGGGGTGACTACGACATATACTCCCTCAGACTCTACGTTGACAAACGTGACTGCTATTTCCACTACGGGTCCTACGCTGGTTGCGACTGGAACACCGGGTATTCAGTACTCGATAAACTCGGGGTCAAATTGGTTGACCGCCACGAACGGCTTCTCGGTCGGCGGGTACGATGTGCAATATGGCGGAGTCTCTGGAAACCAGTGCTGGGTTGCGATTGGATCCAATACGTCCGGTCCTTCGCTCAAGTACTCTTCGAATGCCACGTCATGGATTGACATCGCATTGCCGTCGTCCGTTGTCGCACTTGGTCCGATGAATTTTGATGGCACAAACTGGTCTGTGTTTTTCACAACACGTGCGACGCCAACCTTGACCGGAACATCAGACACTTCGTTCAGCGTGTACCAACACGACGTTCTGGTGTCCACAATGTCCAACGCATCCACATGGTTCACCTCGCAGGCGACGTTTGCGACAACAGATACTCTGAGTACAACCACTTCGCTGTCCACGTTTCCAGTCCCGCTCATCACGAGCAACGGGACGCCGTTGTTGACCTTGTCTGTCGGTGTTACAACGACCGGTCCCACATTCAGGCTTCCCAGTGCGACTGCGTATATGCTTTATCAATACATACCTGTAGTCGCGATCCCGTTTGACGCAGGGGCGGGAGTCTCGTACTTTTTCGACACAACCATACTACCCCCGGGAATGCAGTGGACGACAAACATCCCTTCAGGAACGAACGGATACTACACGGCGGCGATCAGTGGATACAGTGTTCAGCTCGGGACCTTTCCGCTCACAGTATATGCCCAGTCCAGTACGGGACAAACCGCGATCACAATAACCCTGACTGTATCTCGTTTGTTTCCAACGACCGACCACACGAGCGTCTCCGCCTACACGTCCTTCGTACGCGAAAAGGTGATTGCCGACGCAGCAACCAATTCAGTGAAAAATAAGGTCGTACCGTCGGTTGTCGGTACGTTTTTGTTGGATGATCCCAAGGACCCGCCGATTGTGCCTGAAATCTGTTGCACGACAGGTGTGAAGAGAATCTCGTAATCTCAATCCTCAATCTCCGGCATCTCCATGCCCTCGAAGTCGTTCATGCCCAGCTGGCCGACATACACGTGTACGCCCTTCCGCAGCTCGTACACGCGGTGATTCTTGATCGAAACCACGTAGTCCCGCATGTGGAAGTTGACGTCAACGACCTCGTCGTCGTCATCTTCCGGGGGTGGCGGCAGTGCCGCTGCGGCCGCCGCCGCATTGGAGGGCTGTGGGCGAGCGTAGTGCTCCATATGCTCAACAAGGGACAGAGACTTGAACGTCTCAGAGTCGAGCGAGTTGACGTACGCGAGAAAGGCCTTGTGCAAAGCCTTCTCGTCTACGTCATGGTGAGGCACCATCTGCTCCAGCCGCTGGACCTGCTGGCGGTTGAGCTTCTCGATATTGAGGGCCGCCGCCGGCTTGGGTGGCGTCACGGGACGCCATAGGTAGGCGATCGTCTGATCGCGGAACTCGTTGGAGAGGTTGAGCTTGGCGAAGGCGTTGGAGAGGGCGAGGTTGATAGTGGACTGCATTTTGGACGTTGGCTTGTGGGGGGCTTTGGGTCTGACCGTAAGCTCCGAGAATCCGTTTTCGGCTCGGAGGAGGCTCGCCAACGTAAAATGAATCCGCCACTGGGCAAGAAATTTCAATGCCCAACTGACAAGATGCCTCGCAACATGACTGGAGGCTCCGGCCACCGCTCTCAGCGTAACTCCGAATCCAACAAGACCAAGCAGAACAACAAGATCGGCGACAAGATGCTCGATGACCTCATGGACAATCCTGAGGGTGTCAAGCTAGATGGTGCCTTCATCGGTCGCGTGATGCGGCGACTGGGCGATGGGCGGATGGAGATCTTCTACACGGTGAAGGAGACGATTGGCGGCAAGGAACGCGACGTGGACAAGTTGATCCAGGCACCGATTCGCGGTGGCATGCGTGGTCGCGGGAAGAAGGATGTCTGGGTTGATGTGGGCAGCGTGGTCCTGTTTGAGGAGACGGGCCTTGGCGGCATGGCCCCTTACAGGATTCTGTCCGTTTTCACACCGGCCCAGATCGCACGGTACAAGTCGATCGTCACAGACGCAGACCCGCGTCTGTTCCTCAAGGCCAGCACTGAGGAGGCGGTTGAGACCGGCGGCATCGAGTTCGCCGAGGAGGAGGAGGTCAACGTGGATGACATCTAAACGCGTCAGCAGTGAAGCGTACGCACACTATCAATTTTTAAATGCGATACTACAATGGCGACTGTTCCCGGTGCGATTGGTCCGCAGGGACCACAGGGGAATCCTGGCACGAATGGATCAACCGGCTTCACCGGCTTCACTGGAATCACGGGCCCGCAGGGAATTCAGGGCATCGCTGGCGTGCAAGGTTGGGCAGTGAACACAGGTGCGACCGGATACACGGGTCCGCAGGGTGCAGGACCTACGGGCATAACTGGCTACACCGGCTATACTGGCTACACGGGTCCAACTGGATTCACCGGCATCACTGGTTTCACGGGTCCGACAGGATTTACCGGCATCACCGGATACACTGGCTACACGGGTCCAACTGGATTCACCGGCTATACTGGCTACACGGGTCCGACAGGATTTACTGGCATCACGGGCATCACTGGATACACGGGCTATTCTGGGTCCACTGGGTTTACTGGGTTTACTGGCTTTACGGGATTCACAGGGCCGACTGGATTCACAGGCCCTCAGGGAATTCCAGGCAACGCGACATTGACGGGTGCGACAGGTTCCACGGGTCCCACTGGATCTCCGGGCACTGGATACACGGGCCCGACAGGACAGACTGGACAGACTGGTTTCACGGGTCCCACTGGATCTCCGGGCACTGGATACACGGGTCCAACGGGGTTCACGGGGTTCACGGGCACAACAGGCCTGACTGGACCGACTGGATTCACGGGTCCAATCTACGCCAGTCCGACGAACTTAACAAACGTCCAGCAGACCAATACAGCTTCGGGTGCGACATTCACGAAGGTGGCAGGTGTAAACGGAAACCCCGACGCATACTTTAACGCAATTCTCAACGCAAACGTCGGATATGTCTTTGGTCGCCCGACAACTGGCGACGGACGCCTAGGATTTGGCAACGGCGGCGGAGCGGCACTCGCGGTCGGATGGCAATTCACGTCGGGAACCGCATACTATCTGGCCGGATCTGCTGTGGCTGCGGGTACGTACACGACCTCGGATCTTTTTAGTGTCATTTACGATGGCAAGATTGTGCAGTATCTCAAGAACAGTACGCCCGTTGCGTCCTATATAACGTTGGTGACGTCACTCTACGTTGTCGGCACGATCATGAACACGAACGATTCGCTGACCACAGTTTCATGGGGATTGAACGTGATTGGTCCAACCGGAACCACGGGTCCGACTGGATTCACCGGATTCACCGGATTCACGGGTCCGACTGGATTCACCGGTCCAACCGGAACCACGGGTCCGACAGGATTTACCGGCATCACAGGCATCACCGGATACACGGGCTTCACCGGTCCCACCGGATCTGTCATTATCTACGGCAACACAACCGCGGGCAATGTTCTCACCGCAACGGGTGCGAACGGAGGCTTTGGAAACGCGACTCTGACCTTCTCGCCCACGGGTTTGTATGTGGGCAACGCGGTGAGTATTGCGGGAGGTGCGACGGGTACCTCATCGAACGTCGTTGGAACCACGACGATTGCCTCTGGATACACGACGATCGCTCTTCAGAGCGTGACGGGAACAGCCACAAGCAACGTTGTCCAAGACGCAACCGTGTACTCCTTCACAAGCGGTACAGGTTCATTTGTCGTTCCCGCGAGTGGAGTGGTGGTGGATTACCTGGTGGTGGGGGGTGGTGGCGGCGGGGGTGGTGGTGTTGGCGGCGGCGGCGGTGCCGGCGGTCTGGTGTATGCGAAGGGTATCCAACTTCCAGCGGGAAGTTACTCGTGGTCAGTGGGTGCAGGTGGAGTGTCTGTTGGTAATAACGTACTTGGATCCAACGGCGGTAGTTCTTCGTTGTCGAACTCAGTATTTGGAAACATAGTTGCCCTTGGTGGTGGAGGAGGTGGAGGGTATAATAGTCCAGCTGGTCTTGCGGGTGCGTCCGGTGGCGGTGCTGCGGGTGGCGTGAGCATAAATACTCCATACGCAGGCGGCGGTGTCGCGACTGGCCAAGGAAACGCAGGTGGAAACAACCCTGGCACGGCTAATGTTAACTACGCGGCCGGCGGCGGCGGAGCAGGATATGTTGGTGGGTCAAATACGGTGAGTAGTGCAGGTGCAGGTGGCGTAGGACTCGTGATCTCAATCACCGGCTCGAACGTCTACTATGCAGGAGGCGGCGGAGGTGCCCAGCAGGTGACGGCCAGCGTAGTTGGCGGTGCTGGCGGATTGGGCGGCGGCGGTGTGGGAAGCGGACCCAGTGCGTTCGGCGTTGGTTCAGGTGTAGCAAATACAGGTGGTGGCGGCGGTGGTGCGGCAGGTGCGTCCGGGGCGGGCGGCTCAGGTATCGTCATTGTTCGCGTCTACACCAACACTGGTTCACGTCATATGATTGGCGACGGATCTGGGTACTTGACCACCTTCTCAGCCCAGTCCAACGCAGTAACGACGGACGTCATGACGATCAGCGACCAGGGCAACGTGAGTATTGGGTTGAGCAATGCGTATTTTAACGGATGCCACGACGCCAAGTTCGATTCGGCTGGAAACATGTATGTCACAGACTATGCCAACCACCGCATTCGAAAGATAACGCCCGCTGGCATCGTGACGACATTTCTCGGGAATGGGTTGGGCTCTAACATTGCAGGAACGGGAACAGGTGCGTCCATCTACTTACCTACGTGCATGGCGATCGGAGTCATGAGTGCAACTGAAACGTTGTTTGTGGCGTCGGCGGGACATATTATCGCTGCCGTTCCTCTGTCGACTGGCGTTATGACCATTATTGCTGGATTGAGCGGGACAACAGGATCCACCGACAGCACAACCGGGACCTCCGCGAGGTTCAGTGGGCCGTTCAATATTGCACTCGACACAGCAAATTCCTATATATTTGTTGCAGACACCGGTAATAATGCCATTCGGCGTATAGTCTATACGGGTACATATGCAGTGACAACACTTGGTTCGGCCGGTTTCGCACAGAGTGCCACCGCTCTTACACTCACAGGAAGTCCGGTAAGAGGACTCCTCTACGATACAACGGGCAGCAACTTTTATTATACCACAAACACCGGGTATGGGAAGGTCGCCTTAACATCAGGCGGTACAGTGGCTACAAACACCACAAACGCAACCGGTTTCACCTATGGCGGCGGCATGACGTTCAATAGCAACAAGACAGGTGTCTATTTCATAGATTTCGGACTTCATCAGGTCTTCTCAGCAGGACTCACTGGGGCGGCGACCGCGATTGCCGGAACATCTAACGTCACAGGATCGACTGACGCAACAGGATTAAATGCATTGTTCAACGGACCTCGTAGTCTCACTATCGATGCAGCGGGCTCAAACCTATATATCGTAGAGTATGGTAACCACAAGATTCGCAAACTCAACATAGCCACCTGTAACGTCACGACCTATGCGGGTCCGCCCGGATTTTCAAACGGCGGACTCATATCCGCATATGGAATCGGAACCCAAGATGGCAGCGTATTTACGACAACGACGATAAACAACGCCCTCGCTGTTACGGGTGGATCTTTTTCCGTAACGAACGGAAATGCATTCTTTAACGTTAACACCACATATCAAGCCTATGGCGGGATGGCTATGAATGGGTATCTTGGAGTTTTCCGAGCCGGAACAACGAACAATCAGATATTTGCTGTCGGTGCCGACGCCAATCAAAATGCATGGTACTCGAATGGAACGGGTAATTTTGGTATCGGCTGCAATGCACCCGCGTACACGTTGGACGTGAATGGGACTACGCGTACTACTGCGATCTTTGTATCTACCATAAATGCTGGCAACGTAACCATTGGTTCGAATTTTGCGTCTGGTACCGCCTCTACTCTTATTCTTCAGCAGCAGGCGGGAGGAAACGCTACGGGCGTAGCGTCGACTACGCGTATCGCGTTTGCAGTATATACCGGTGGAGTGGCAACGTCTATCGATTCTATTCAGTATTCCGATAGCAACTTCCGTAGCCAGATGGCCTTTTCGACCACGACAGCGGGAAATGCAGCCGGCCAGGCGTTGTTTCTCGATTCAAATCAGACGATCAGAATCTCAGGGTACACGACAAACGGCACGGTCACTACAACGTCAAGTACCGGTCTCATTGCGATATCATCTGACATTCGACTCAAGACGAATATTCAATATGTACAAGAGATCGCGACATCTAAAATCGAGGCTCTGAAACCTGTCCGGTTTGAGTGGAAGGCTGACCTGTCGAATGTACAGCTCGGTTTCATTGCCCAAGATGTTGAATCCGTAATCCCGGAAGCCGTGGATGGAAAGAAGTACGAGTACGAATGGTCAAAGGACAGCAATGGAAATCCTATACTTGATTCGAATGGACAGCTAGTCATGACGGACATACCCCGTTACCGTGGGTTCTCAGATAGGCCAATCCTTGCCACTCTGGTGAAGGCGTTCCAGGAGTTGTCCGCCCGTCTGTCCAACGTGGAGGCACGTCTGAACTCGTCTTAAAAACAGGGAGATAAGTAATAGATGTCCGCACTCTCGACATACGTTCCAGGGGTGGGCGTAGTGACATGTGCCCCCAACGTGGTTGTTGGACCCCAGGGGCCTCCGGGCCCGCAAGGCATCGCTGGTTCTCAGGGACCTCAAGGTCCCACCGGCATTCAAGGTATTCCCGGATTTTCCGTTCAGACAGGTCCCACGGGATTCACTGGGTTCACAGGTGCGTCTGTGCTTGGCCCAACGGGAACCACGGGTCCAACGAGCTCGACGGGCACAACAGGCGTGACAGGTCCCACAGGGCCTTCGTCCACGGGCACAACTGGACCTACTGGACCCACTGGAGTGTCAACGGGTCCTACGGGCTTCACGGGCCCTCAAGGTCCACCGGGATCCACCGTCGCGACTGGGCCGACGGGACCCACAGCTCCGACAGGTACAACGGGTCCGACAGGTCCGACTGGATTCACAGGTGCATCTGGCTGGACAGGAACGACCGGCCAGACGGCTCCAACGGGCCCGACAGGCGTGACAGGCTTCACGGGTGTCACGGGATACACAGGTCCAGGATTGACAGGTCCGCCAGGTGTTACGGGTCCCACAGGTCCCACGGGAATTCAAGGCTACCCAGGTGCACAGGGTCCGCCAGGACAGATTGGTGATCGCGGATTCCCAGGTCCGACTGCGGCGACGGGGCCTACGGGACCCACCGGTGCATCGTCCACTGGTCCCACCGGTCAGACTGGATTCACGGGTCCCACGGGTATTATCGGTGCGACCGGATTTACGGCTCCAACCGGCACAACAGGTCAGACAGGACAGACCGGCTTCACTGGGTACACTGGCTTTACCGGTCCCACCGGCTGGACGGGCTGGACGGGCTTCACGGGCGTCACGGGAACAACAGGTCCGTCTGGATGGACAGGTACGACTGGGTTCACAGGCGTCACGGGAACAACGGGCCCCACGGGACCGACAGGTGCTACAGGGCAAGCTGGCGTACCAGGTCCGTCTGGTTGGACGGGCCAAACGGGATTCACGGGCATAACAGGACCGACTGGATTCCAAGGTTGGCTTGGACCAGTCGGGCCGTTGGGATACACAGGTCCGACAGGCCCGACGGGATACGCAGGTATCCAGGGACCACAGGGTCCGTCAGGTAGGACGGGTGCGACGGGATACACTGGATTCACTGGACCTAGTAAAGCGATCTTTGGGGCTTCGTTGGCTGCATACCCAGCCGGATCGGTTGCAATCACGATTAGCTCGGGGCAGGTCGGAGTCTTTTCGGCATCTGCAGTGACAACTGTGTCGTCCAACGCGTACATGATCACACAAGGCTGGAGCCTCGCGAATCCGTCGAACCTTGCGGTGCTCGGGCTTCAGTGGACAGTCTCCGGTTCTGTGTGGCAAGCAAACACTACATTGTACGCGACTGTCAATACCGTTTCGAATACGTTTACGGTCTATTATTACTATCAGTAAGTAACAATGTTCGCTCGACCTCCAGTCGTGTCCGGGCTCGCGAGGATTCCTGGACCTCCGGGAACGTCCGGAGGGCAAGGTCCTTTGGGGCCAACTGGCGTAACCGGACCTCCGGGACTATATGGTCTCATTACTACAGCGGGTGCGACAAGTGTGACAGGTTTCACCGGACCCACTGCAGCAACTTCAACACTCACAGGTTTCACGGGCTTCACCGGACCGGGTATGCGAGGACCTACTGGTCTGTCGGGACCAACGGGTCCGCCTGTGTCCACGGGACCAACCGGATTCACTGGACCCTCTGTACCCGGATTCCTCGGACCCACCGGCATAACGGGTCCTACGAGCCAAACCGGTGCAACGGGAACGCGAGGCCCGGTCCCGTACCCGACTGCACCGATTGGTCTAGCTGGTCCAGTGGGCATCACAGGGTTAACAGGTCCAATAGGTCCAACTGGACGAACCGGATCCACCGGAGTCACTGGGGCCACCGGAGTCACTGGGGCCACCGCATTCACTGGACCCACTGGACCTACTGGATTCGCAGCACCCCCTGGACCACGCGGCCTACCAGGTCTGAGCGGATCTCAAGGTATTCCGTCCACAACCACTGGACCTACTGGATATCGCGGACCTACTGGACCCACCGCGAGTGCAGGACCTTCCGACCCGACCATGACAAAAATCCCCACGGGAGCCACGGGTCCAACAGGTGCAACTGGATCGCCCGGTGTGGGCAAGCAAGGTACTACGGGGTTTTCCGGTTTCACTGGATTCGCTGGGTTTCTTGGAGTCACTGGACGAACTGGCCCCACAGGACCGTTTGGATCAACAGGCATGACGGGGGGCGGCGGATTCACTGGCTTCTTTGGTGCGTACGGACGCACAGGTCTCACTGGAAGCAGTGGACCTACCGGCACAACCGGTTCATTTGGTCCTTCGTTGCAGCTCACATCCCCACTGGTTGTCGCCGCAGCGTCGTCGGGAACGCCCTATATTGAATATGCAGCGAACCCAACATTAACCTGGTCAGCGTCCTCCTCCACCAATCTGTCAGCCGCCTCTTTGCCAATCGAGATGGTTGCATGGAACGGTCTTGTATGGGCCGGTGCAGCGAAGAACGGTATTGTAACATCCCCTGACGGCATCAACTGGACACTTCCGTACTCGACCGCGGGCACACAAGCCATCGCATGGGGTGGCGGACAATGGATTGCTGGATCGGCAACTGCGTCGACGATCGTGAAGTCGTCGAACAGTGTAACGTGGACAGCCAGCAGTCCTGCGAATATACCCACGAATATCAATAGTATCGCGTGGAACGGAACGTACTGGGTTGCGGTAGGATCATCGGTTGCCTACAGTCTCGACGGCACAACATGGACAGCCGCGTCAGGTGTATCGGCATCGTTTACGGCCCAGGACATTGCATGGAATGGTGTGATCTGGGTCGCGGTGGGTACGCTCACTGGCATTGGAGCTGGATTGTATTGGACTGCGAACACGACGGGCACATGGTCATTCATTTCCATTCCCTACATGACGTCACCTCAGTCTATTGCATGGAATCAGCGAAAATGGGTCATTGGCGGATCGGGTGGGAGTACGATTCTTAGTTTGCCAACAGGTCTCTTTGCATTCGTACCTAGCGTAGGGTCTCTTCCAGTTGTCTGTTACGGCATAACGTGGAATGGAACGGTGTGGGTTGCCGCTGCGGACACGAGCTCGTACGGAATCTACACGAGTCCTGATGGCATCACGTGGACGGCGAACACATCGACTGCGGGGCACTATAACCACGCGGTGGGTGCTCAGCAAGTTCTGCCCTTTCTTATCACACCGTTTGGCGTGACGGGTCCGACGGGGTACACTGGACCGACTGGAATCACGGGATTCACGGGTCCGTTTAGTTTCAGTGGTCCAACGGGTCCAACGGGTCCAACGGGTCCAACGGGTTTCTACGGCCCATATGGACGCACGGGCCCAACTGGAGCAACAGGTATGACCGGGTGGCAGCCGCTGGCCCCGACCGGTGCCACCGGTTTCACGGGAACATCTTTCAGTGTGTCAACCGTTACATTACCCGTAAGTTCATCCACGACAACGTCGTCCTCCGTGAACGTTCAGACCACCTACTCAAACGTGATCACGATCCCAACTGGCGTGTCCACCAACTTCCGCGTTGCTGTGAATGAGTTCTTGGGTAAGTGGCAGAGCTCACCCGGTGCAACCTTTACCTACAATTCGCTGTACTTCACATCCAATGTCAATGGCAACTGGGATCTGAATGCAGTGATCACACCGTATGCGGCCACGATGAATGCGAGTTCGTCGTATGCGATTGACTCCGTAATAAAGATCAATGTATACAATTAATGGACGTAGCCGACAAGTGGGTTGAGACGGTGCGTGATCTGAAGGACGCTACGCGGGCCGAGGGCGGAGAGGCCTATGACGTTGAGTGTCTATGCCGCGACATTCTGCGATATGTTCGCAGGAGCCGCATTCGCGACGTGGGTCGGTTCAAGCAACGCACAGGTCTGGAGTACGAAGCCTTCATCAAGTCTCTCGCCTCCTACGACGAGGCTTTTGTCACCCGGATTGTTGCAGACGATGAGTTCTGGGAAGCTACGATGGAGATGGTACGGAAGTAAAAACGAATACTTTACACAGAACAGTATAAGAGGTAAAATGGGCGACACAATCACCGGAGTTCAGTTCGGCATCGCAAACCCCGACGACATCCTCAAGCGGAGTGTCGTGGAGGTTACTACCGACAAGACCTATCAGTCTGGCCAGCCCGTCCCCAATGGCGTCTTTGATGCCCGCTTCGGCGTCATTGAGAACGGTAAGGTCTGTCCCACCTGCAAGCACACCAACCAGTTCTGCCCTGGACACTTCGGTCACATTACGCTGGCCCGACCGGTGTATCTCTACCAGTTCTTCGACTGGATTGAGAAGCTGAGCAACATCATCTGCCTGAACTGTTCGCATGTGATCATCCAGTCTGCCGCCGATCAGATTGCAAAGCTGACCACAAAGGGCCTTGATCGGTTCAAGGAAGCCCGTGAGATTGTCGCGAAGGAGCGTACAGTTGGTCAGGAGAAGCCAAAGGAGTGCTCGTCGTGCCACAGCCCCTTCTTCCGCAAGATCGCCCGTGTGGCCGGAAAGGCTGCGACACTGGAGGGATTCCCGATCAGTGACTCCGACGAGCCTCCGCCCCCCGTCCCGCTCCAGGTGGAGTTGATTCTCCGGGCCTTCCAGCGTATGACGGACGAGACGTGCAATCAGCTGGGGTTCAACCACAAGTTCTCGCGTCCAGAGTGGATGATCTGTACGGTTCTCGCTGTACCTCCGCTCACGGTTCGTCCGTCAGTTGTGATGGACGACAACCAGCGAATGGAGGATGATCTGACGCACAAGCTCATTGACGTTCTCCGCAACAACCAGCGTCTTCGCGACAAGATCGACAAGGGCGAGTCAACGGAGATGGTGGACAAGTACACAGCTATGGTCCAGTACGACGTGGCTACGTATGTCGACAATGACATCAAGGGCTTGGCTCCGGCTGCCCAGCGGTCTGGACGCCCTCTGCGGACTCTGAAGTCTCGCTTCGGTGCCAAGACGGGACGTGTTCGCGGCAACCTCATGGGGAAGCGTGTGGACTTCTCGGCCCGTTCGGTCATCACACCCGATGCGAACATCGACCTCGACGAGCTTGGTGTGCCGGAGGAGATTGCCGTGAACCTGACCTTCCCCGAGATTGTGAACATGTACAACCGCGATCGCCTGACAGCCTATGTCCGCAACGGTCCTGACAAGCACCCGGGTGCCAAGTCCGTGTTCCTCAAGCAGGATGCACGTGTCGTGAACCTGCGATTTGTCAGCCCAGACACCATTGATCTTCGCGAAGGCGACGTGGTCCACCGTCATCTGATCGACGGTGACGCAGTGCTCTTCAACCGTCAGCCTTCTCTTCACAAGGCGTCGATGATGGCCCATCGTGTTCGCGTTCTGCCGTACTCGACGTTCCGTCTGAACGTTTCGGCGACCCGTCCCTACAATGCAGACTTTGACGGCGATGAGATGAACATGCACGTGCCCCAGAGTATTGCCTCGGCCACGGAGCTGCGGTACTTGGCCTCCCTGTTGCGTAACATCATCAGTCCCCGTACCAACAGCCCGATCATCCAGCTGTTCCAGGATACGATGACCGGCATCTTCCGCATCAGCCAGCCCGGTGTGACAGTGCCTGAGGTGATTGCGATGAACATGCTTGCACGCATCAAGCGGCCGTTCGTTCGCAAGAACAAGCCATGGTCGGGTGCTGAGCTCATCTCCACCGCCTTTCCGATGCTTTCGCTCAAGGGTGCGGTCGCCATCGAGAATGGCCAGCTGACGTCCGGTATTCTGAAGAAGTCTGCGTGTAGCAACCTCATTCACGTGGTCTACAATGATTTCAGCCCCGAGCGGTGCGGACAGCTGATCAATGACATCCAGTCGGTGGTCACGCAGTTCAATCTGTACACTGGCTTCTCGGTCGGTACTGCGGATCTGATTGCCAACCTTGAGACCCAGAAGTTCGTGAACGACAAGCTCTCCGAGGGACGCACCGCAGTGTCCAAGATCCTCTCGGACGTCCACGGCGGCATCTTCGCGAACATCTCCGGTTCCTCCGACGGCGAGGAGCTGGAGGATCGCATCTCGTCTGCACTGAAGGCCGTTGCTGCCAACATCAACGACGAGGTGATCAAGAGTCTGCCGAAGGACAATGCCATCGTTCAGATGGTCGATTCGGGATCCAAGGGAGGTCCTCAGAACATCACACAGATGGTGGCGTTGCTGGGTCAGCAGCTCATTGAGGGCAAGCGTGTGCAGTACACGCTCCAGGATCGTACGCTGCCCCACTTTGCAAGGTACGACGATGGCGTGGAGTCTCGTGGATTTGTGCAGAATTCCTTCATGAATGGTCTGCTGCCTGCAGAGTTCTTCTTCCACGCCCAGGCTGGACGTGAGGGACTGATTGATACGGCCGTCAAGACTTCAGACACCGGTTACATTCAGCGTCGTCTGATGAAGACGATGGAGGACCAGCATGTGGAGCACGATGGCACGGTTCGCAACGTGACAGGCTCGATTGTCCAGTTCAGCTACGGCGAGGACGGAATCGACTCGATCTCGGTCGAGGCCCAGAGCTGCGAACTGGGTACGATGACGTTGGAGGACGTGTACCGCACCTTCGCAATGAGCCCTGCGGACATCAACACGTTCATGAAGACAGAGGTGGCGGAAGCCCCTGATCTGGTGGATGAGATTCTCGCAGACCGAGAGATGCTGGTCCGCAACGTATTCCGCTTCAAGAAGAATGACCAGGTCCTGGCACCCGTGAACCTGAAGCGTATGCTCACCTCGTATGCGAACCCGTATGCGACCAAGACGGATCTGACACCTGAACACGTTGTGGCGGGCATCGGTGCCTTCGTGACCGAGTTCCCGAACAATAAGCTGTTCCACGCACTGCTGCGATTCAATCTCGCACCCAAGAAGGCGATTCTGGTTCACCGTCTGTCTGAGGTGCTGTTCGATGAGCTGATGGCTGATATTCGCTTCCGATACTTGAAGGCCCAGGTCCACGCAGGCGAGATGGTGGGTGCCCTGTCTGCCCAGTCGATTGGTGAGCCGACGACGCAGCTTACATTGAACACCTTCCACTCTGCGGGTACGGCAAAGGCCAATGCGACTTCGGGAGTGCCGCGTATCGAGGAGTTGCTCTCAGCCTCTCCGAACCCGAAGCGTCCGGGCAATACGGCGTACTTTGCCGGAGACGTCTCGCAGAATGACGCGATTGCGATGATGAAGCGTGTTCAGCGTACGACTCTGCGTGACATCACCAAGTCTGTGCGGATCTACTACGATCCCTACCCGATTGCTGCGGGCACGGTCGTGGAGGAGGATCGCGATACGCTGGAGATGTACCGCCAGTTCAGTCTGGAGAATGAGACAGATTGTGAGTCACCGTGGATTATGCGTCTGGAGCTGAATGATGTGGAGATGCACGCTCGAAATGTGCGTGACCTCACAGAGGTTCAGGCGAAGCTGTCGAATACGCCCCAGCTCAAGATCATGAAGTGCGTGACATCCGACACTTCGGCCAAGAAGCTGATCATGCGGATCGCCTTTGATGCGAGTGCGGTCAAGAACCCGACCTACCTCCGGTTCCTTGAGGACAAGATGCTGGACACGGTTCTGACGGGCGTGGATGGTGTGGGTCGCGTTCACCTCCGCACGATCAAGAGCGAGCAGGTGTTTGATGATACAGTGGGTGGGTACGTGACTCGCGATCAGTACGTGCTGGACACGGAGGGCACAAACCTCCACGATCTGCTCGTGTTTCCCGGCATGGACGGAACTCGCACCTTCTCGAACGATATTCACGAGGTGAATGACGTCTTCGGCATTGAGGCGGCCCGCACGTGCTTGCTGGACGAGTTCAACGAGGTCTTCAGTACGGAGAAGGTGAACTACCACCACCTCAGCGTTCTTGTCGACACCATGACCTATTCAGGACGCATCGTGCCGGTGAATCGCTTCGGAATGAAGAAGAATGAGACGGGTGTTCTGGCCAAGTCCTCCTTCGAGGAGACGTCCAAGACCATGTTCGATGCCGCAGTGGTGGCGGAATATGACACGATGCGTGGTGTGTCCGCGAACATCATGTTTGGTCAGAAGCCACCGTGTGGTACAGGCTTCGTTGACATCCTGGTCGACGAGACACGTCTGCCAGAGGGTGCAGATGAGTTCGTAGAGTCCGATGCTTTGGAGCAGGCGAACAAGGCCGTGGCGGGAGTACCGGAGTCGGAGTGCAGGCTCGAGGACATTACGATGGCGTGGTAAGTAACTTGACAAAGCTGAGAGCCAGAAACACAAAGATCATATATAGCACCACATACACGACAAAACACAGACGCTCATATGGTCTCAGTCGCCGCACCTCTAGGTCGTCGAGTGAGCTCATTGCCTTTTCGCGTGGCATCTCTGAAAGTTGTGTGGGGAAAGGGTAATGGCATCAAATGCCGCAGCGGCTTCGGCAGCGGTTCCGAACGTACAGTCGGCTGCACTGGGCACTGATGTCATCGACCGGCAACGGATATTTGCAGCCACAGATGCCGCCCACGATCATGGAAGCAGATGGAACACCGCTGGAGGTGACATTCTGACCCGGGCCTTATCACGAGATGCAATGACAGAGGATGTCTTTGTAGGGACATATTCGACTGAGAGTGCTGATAGGACGCGATATATCAATGCAGACGCTCGGAGAAACGCCGCATATGATGTACCGTTTTACCCTAAGACGGATTCTTGGAAACCGGGTTTCGTGTTTGCACCATTCGGGGCGGGAGTCCCCTGGCTTACTGCTCACGATGCCGGAAGTAGTCACCCCGGGCAGCGGCCGTGTCTTCACTATAACCTCGCAGACACTGCGTCGCGACTACGAACAATATCGAGTAAACCAGTATTCTGTAGACTTCCAAATCTTTTCCTATCTGCGGCCGAGCTTGGTACAAATCCTCAGTATGTTGAAGCAGTTGTGTTTTATGGTTTCAGTCGGTTCACGGAGGGTGACTGGAGGGACGCAGCAATGGATGGTAAGAAGGCGGAGAAAGGCTTCTCTCTCCAACAAGAGGGCGGCAAAGTGAAATGCAAAATACTCATGAAGATGAGTCCAACTGGAAACGGGGCATTTGCATGGTATGACCTGACCGATACAAAGGCTGCGTCACAACCACGGAGTTTCAGCGCTGCGGTCGCGAATGCCAAGTGGAAAGTGCTCAACACGAACGCAGGATATTTCATGGGGAACGAGAAGAGTGCAATGCTCTTCAACCCACCCGAGACAGCAGATGCCAAAACTATAGAAGCGAGTAAGGATCCCGCTAAAATATTGTTAGCTACGATGGCGAAGCTGATTGGCGACATGTCGACAGCCCTCGCGTCGTCTGAGTGGATGGCACAGTTCCACCCAGGTGGTGATAATCGGATATCGGAGAATTGGATCGACGCATGGACTGGTGAAGAGCCGCATGATGCGGTTCAGGTGCCAATTGATGTACTCGGTGAGTCTGGTGATCGACTTCAGGTGTGGCAGGGATCTGATCGCAACGGAGCTACTCTCTACACGGGATCCCGCCAAGACGTGAACAAGCTGCAGACAGCAAAGTTTATACCGAGTCGAGTAGACCCGGATCGACTGCTCAACTCCATAAAGGCTGGGATAGCTGTATTCCACGCTACACTGGACAACCAATATAGTACGCTTCTTGCTGAGGTTAATACGTATATTGATAATAATCGCGAGAGAGGCCATGAAGGGCTGTTCAAGGATACGGCGTATGTGGGCGTAAAAGATGCCAATCGTCCATATGTGAAAGAACAGCTTGGCATATATCTTTCATACGTGCATGGGCAGATCGAGTTCGCATATAATCAAGCTAAAGTGCAGGGTGGTATCCTCCACTTAACAACCCCCGAAGTGTATGACGGACTATCCCCGGATGAAATCAGAAAGCTTCGTGACGATCTTTCGCTACAGATCGTCGACTTAATGCCACAAAAGACGTCTCTCTTCATCAAAGAGCCTACTAAACTCCATAAAGTGTTTCAGATCAAGAAGGGAGTTGCGCTTCTCCCAAGTCCGAGTGATGCGATCACAAAGATAAACACAACTGCTCGATACAGAACGCAGCGAGGAGGCGCAACGATCAGCGATGCACTTGACGCATTCGCAATCGCATTGAGGATATCCATGCCACCCACCCCCGCGGACCCAATGTTTCTTCAATTCGCTAACATGATCCCATCCGCTGCAGCTGCCTCCGTCGCTGCCCCTGTTGAGCTTGGCGACGGCGAAGCTCCACTGCCGATTGACTTCGGGGCATTGTTCGTACCACCAGACGCCGCAACCATTGCAAGGGCAGGAGATATATTGAATGCCATTCATGAGCCAATGCTTCTACATGAGAAATGGGTCGTCATGTCTACGATTTGGGGTGCTGGGAGGAAATTGGACCGGCTGAGAGACCAAAAACTATGGGATGAAATCCAAAACTCTTACCAAATTGATCAAGATGCCGAAGAAAACCTGAGAAGTGATGATGAGAATGTACGTTCAATCATAGACGCACCATCGGGCATCGAAACAACCCCAGCAACAATGGACACTGACTCAGATGTAGCTCTTATTCGTTATCATTTCGTACCATATGGCGGGAGGATGGGCGGGAGGTTACTTGAACAGTTTTCAAGTGACATCCCGGTACCGGGATCGGATGAGGATGCGTCTTCAGCAATGGCGGCAGGCCCGGGATCGGCGGCGGCTGCGGCGGCGGCGCCGTACCTCTACCGTGGGTTTCTGGCAGAGTACCATCCTACTTTAGGTACGTCAGGTCCTATCGATCGTGCTCCGGTTGCGGCTGAGGCTCCTGCTCCTGCTCCTGCTCCTGCTCCTGCTCCTCCTCCTGCTGCGGCTGCTTCTTCTGCGGCTGCTTTTGCTCCTGCTCCTCCTCCTGCTGTTCCTGTTCTTGTGGCTCCTCCTCCGGCTCCAGTGGTAATGGATGTGGCTCCTGCTCCTGCTCCTGCTCCTGCTCCTGCTCCTGCTCCTGCTCCTGCTCCTGCTCCTGCTCCTGCTCCTGCTCCTGCTCCTGCTCCTGTTCTTGCGGCTCCATCAGCTGCCGCTGAGCTTCTAAATGCGCGGGCTGCACGAACTCTCGCTGTTTTTGGTCAGAATAGAACGGTAGCGGAGAGAGGGGCGAAGGCGGTTAAAGCCAACGCAGCCCCTCCGCGGCCTCCTGTTGCCGCCCGCGCTGCCGCCCCTTTCCCATACTTTCCACCGGCACCAGTAGTTGTGCCTAGACTAAACCTTCCTGACCGTAACCCTCTCCTACGCGGACGAGATGGGAAACCTATTTATGAATCATACGTAATGACCGGCGATACTAAATCGCGTAGGGTGTACGGAGGCCACCGCAAGACATACCGCCGTCGCAAGCTTCCCAAACTCCTCTAATCATAACACAATGGCTAATCTGACGCACCCGGAGTTGGCGGAGATTCGCAATGAGAATCTCCCAGTGGCTTCGTTGGGAGCTCTTCAGGAGCTACGCAACAAGCTGTGTAACACCGCGGGTACGGACTACACACTTCAAAGTCATCAGAAGTTCCTGCGACGCGTCTTGTCCCCCGACAGTCCGACACGCAATCTTCTGATGGTTCACGGCACCGGCGTCGGCAAGACCTGTACCGCAATCCAAATCGCAGAAGAGTACATTCTACGCCCCGAGTTCCAGGAGAAGAAAGTGCTGGTCGTCGCCGGCCCGGCCGTCCAGTCCAACTTCAAGACGGAGATCTTCGACATCAACCGCGTATCACTGGACAAGACCGAGTCCTTACTGTCGTCCAAACAGTGCACGGGTCGCCGGTACTTGGACATGCTGATGCGAATCGAGTCTGAGCCCAAACAGTGGAATGTGCCCGAGACTCGCATGCGTCTCGGCACTCTGGCCGACCGTATCATTGGCGAATTCTACGAGTTCATTGGCTACAGTACGTTCGGAGCCATGATCAACAAGAAGCTGCTTGAACTGAAGCCCGCGGACGCGGAGAAGTGGATTCACGAGACGTTCGACAACCGGCTGTTGATCATCGACGAAGCCCATAACCTTCGCGAAGGCAGCTCGGAGATGAAGACTGTGTCAACTGGCTTGGAGAGTCTGGTCAAGATGGCGGATGGTCTGGTCCTGGTGCTTCTGACGGCAACGCCCATGTATGACAGCCATGAGGAGATCATCTTTTACATGAACCTGTTCCTGTGGAACGATCGCAAACAGGACAAGACCAAGAAGATTGCCCCGGCGGAGTACATGCTTGCCGACGGTTCGATCAAGCCATCCAAGGAGCAGGACTTTCGCGATTGGGTTCAGACCTACGTGTCGTACGTAAAGGGCGAGAACCCCTTCACGTTTCCATTCCGTCTTCCCGCCCCAGAGACGGACGGACTACCAGATCCACTCACGGGATTCACAGGACTGGAGCTGGGCCCTGCGACGCGAATGAAATACCTGAACGTGACGGCCTCTACGCTCTCGGGAGAACAGAAGAAGGTTCTGGATGGAACCCACGGTAAGGAAGGCGACGAAGAAGCACGCATGGCCCTGATGATTCCGACCATCAGTATCCTGCCCGGAAACAAGGACTTTGGCGATGTCTTTCGTGCAACCGGCACACAGTGGCAGTATACGGGCGAACCTTGCTTGACTCCCGAGGCATTGCCGGGCGTTTCGGCCAAGTTCGTCAATGTGATCAAGGCCATCGAAGCGTCAAAGGGCGTGGTCCTGGTCTATTCCAATTACGTCGAGCGTGGATCTCGCTTGTTTGCCATGGCGTTAGAGGAGCACGGATACACGCCCGCCAGTGGTCCGCCACTCCTCGCGAATCCTGCCTTCAAGGGCAAGTCCAAGGGCGAGTATATGTTGCTCAGCAGCGAAGTCTCTACGCCTCAAACCAATGCCCTGCTCCAGCTCGCTCGGTCCGACAAGAACGTGAACGGTGCCAAGGTCCGCGTGATTGTCACCACACCCCGCATCTCGGAAGGCGTGAACTTCCGCTACGTCCGCCAGGTCCACTTGCTGGATCCATGGTGGAACATGAGCCGCATTGAGCAGGTGATTGGCCGTGCACTGCGTACGTGTAGTCACCAGGCACTTCCTTTCGAAGAACAGAACTGCTCTGTCTACCTCCACGTCGTGAGGTCCGACACGGAACACGAGTGCTTTGATGAGTACACCTACCGGACCAAGGTTGAAGAGAAGGGCATCAAGATCTCAAAAGTGCGTCGTATTCTGGAAGAGTCCGCAATGGACTGCCCGATTCAAGTGAGTCTGAATACATTACCGCAGGATTGGAAGAACCTCGAAGTCCCACAGCGTCGCTCGGAAGGGTCCGTGGAAGTCAAGCTACTGCTCAAGGATATGCTGGCCCCTGTCTTCTCCGAGTCCGAGGCAGCACAGTGTCGCATCCGCGAATCCGTGCCTGAGGAAGGATACGTGCGTCCTCTGTCCACATACTTTGATGTTCGCGACGAGGTGTTCACGAAACTGGGCAAGTTGTTTATCGACAAACCCATCTGGGACCGCGATGAACTCCTTATGGCACTCAAGGGGTACGAACGCGACGTCATCATCTTCCTCCTCCAGAACGCCATTCGTACCGGATTCAAGTTCAAGGACTCGTTTGGACGTACGAGCCTGTTACAGTCTCGCGGGGATCTGTATACGCTCGGACCGGTTGGTGTGGAGAATGGCACCATCATTGAACGTGTGACGTCCGCACCGACCCAGAAGGATGCGGCGATTGAACCCATCGAATCGAAGCAGGAGGAGACCGCAGAGGTTCCCGATCTCGCGGCGTTGGTCGAGGCCCTTGACATTCAGGAGCCGATTCCCGCAGGTGCGAACCCCAAGGAGGAACGGAAGAACCAGGAGCTGCGACAGGCTGTCAGGGTCTTTACAGAGCAGATCAAGGTAGACTTTGCTGCAGTGTTGCCCGGGTATATGTTCGATCGCTTGAGTCGCGAGCAGAAGATCGCGTACTTGCGGTCTCCGGTATCCAAAGACTTTGCATTCGGCGATCGTCTCCGTGTCCCTGGCACGGAGATCCTGGTTCTGGGCCGCGATGAGTACAACCCTCCAGATCCCGTTGGCGAGGACCGTACCGCCGTCACTGCATGGGTCACGGCACTTGAGCAGCGGTATGCGGCCGACAATGACAAGATGATTGGCACCATCAAGGACGGCAAGTTTTCCATCGGCAAGTTCGAAGAGAAGGATGGGGTTTTCCGCCGTATTCACGGAACCAAGCGTGACGTGCCCATCGTATGTGGTACAGGAAGCAATTCATCCACCGAAGTCGTGAAGCTGGCCAAGTACACGGACATTCGTAAGCGTGGTATTCCCGACATGCCCAAGAAGATCACTTGGACTCGCTGCGACATTATGGAGCTGCTCGCACGTGAACAGAACAACATTGCATGGTACACTCCTGAGGAGATTGACGTACTGACAAAACCTAAAACGAAAAGTAAGGCCTAGACATAACAGAGTCGCATGGATCCCGTCTTTGAACGCCGTGAGTTGGTTCGCTCCGTTCACATTCATGCACCGAACCTTCAGCGAAACATCCACGTCAGTCTGCTGGCCCAGCTTCGCATGAAGTATGAAGGCATCTGTATTCCCGAGGGATTTGTACAGCGTCGTAGTATTACGATCGTTGAGCACTCACTGGGACGTATCAACCTCATCAAGGGCGGTCTGGAGTACACTGTCAAGTTCCAGGCTGACATCTGTATGCCTCACCCCGACCAGGTGTTCCGTGCAATGGTGACACTTCGCAGTAAGATTGGTCTTCACGCTGAGCTCCAGCCCATGAAGGTCTTGCTGCCTCGCGACCTCCATCTTGGCAACGCCGAATTCGAGGACGTCAAGGAGCAACAGGAGATTGAGTTCAAGGTCGTGGGTTCGCGGTTTCAACAGGGCGATGACTCCATTGTCGTTCTGGGTACACTGACGTCCATTGTGAATGCGGCAGCTGAGCAGGCGATGGCCGCTCCCGGCGAGGCAGCGGAGCCGATGATCGCGGCGTCTGCACCTGGCGACCCCGGAGAGAAGCGTGTGGTCCAGGTGGCCCCTGAGGTTGCGAAGGGTGCGGAACCCGTGCGTCGCAAGAGGCTCGTGAAACCTGCCGCAGTACAGATAAATGAACCGAAGCCGGAAGGAAAAGCTCCGTGAACAGCTCGACACGCTTGATGTCGAGGAACATGCCCAGGTCTTCAATGTGATCAAGAAGTACACCACCGAGTACACGCGTACCCAGACGGGCGTGTTGGTGTCCAGCGAATCCATTCCCGATACATGTATCGCGGAGATGGAGACGTTGGTCACTTTTTACTTGGACCAGCGTAAGCGAATGGATGCGGACGAACGGGCACGGAAGAGTCTGCGAAAGGAGTAAATGGAGGTGTCGCTTGACGTATCCGCTGTACCCATGGCCGAAGAGCAAATCCAGTCCATTCTTGCTGCCCGTGAACCCCGCGATGAGGTCTTGAGTGTACCGACATCCATCGCATTCGGTGAAGAGAAGCGGTTCATCATGTACGGAAACACGCAGGAGTATACGGAATACGCGACTGCCCAGGAGATGATACAGGCGGAGGCTCCACTCCCAGACCCGGTGTTCGAGCCCGGCGATGTGGTTCCGTGCACCTACAATGTCGGGGCAACCCTGAGCACGCTGGACGCATACGACGCGGACTTCAAGGAGATGATCAAGGAGATGTTCGAGGCAGGTCCTCAGCTGAAGCTCACGAAGGAGGGCATCGAAGAGCAGGTTGCCCGGTATGAAGAGGAAGTTAAAAACGAATAAACATAGTCCGAGGTATTTACAAGGGCAAATGGAATCTCTTCTCTCGTCTTCTGGGCGGGCGGACCTTGACTACCTCGCCACCTTCGTGAAAAACTCCAACGCCGAACTCGAGTGCAAGGTCCTTTCTGGTCAGATTCAGACCAAGGACGTTGCAGATCGCATCATCCAATCCATCCAGGGATTCGCGGCCGGTCCTGCGACTGAGTCCGTCTACGCCACATTCTCATACCCAGATGGTCTCCGTGTGGTCGCACGGCAGGCTGAGAACGTCCACAAGATCTGCACTACGAACAGTTTCAAGGGCTCGCAAGTGAAGGTCGAGCGAAAGACCCGCTACTTTGGTGGCCACCCAGCGGACGGACGTGACGACATGATTGACAGCCCGGAGTACGGTCTTCGCTTCACACTCCGCAAGGAAGAGGAGGTCCGCCGTGACTTCTCGGGCTCCCCGATGGACCCGACCTCCCACGTCCGCGTGATCAACCGCAAGAGCTGGAAGACGCAGGATGGTCTTCTCCAGATTGACATGTCGATGGTCAAGTCGAAGGTCAAGGGCATGAAGGCCTTCTCAGAGATTCTCCGGCAGAATCCCTCGTATGAGCTGGAGGTGGAGATTCTGGACCGCAAGGCACCACCGAAGGTGTTGGTGGAGTCTCTGCTGGTTCACATCAGCCATCTGCTGGTGGCCTTCCAGGGATCGTCGTTTCTGCTGCCGTCCTCCGACATTAAGCGGTACGGACAGGAGTTCAGCTCTACGGGCCACCGCTTCTTCAACCCAGTGACCATGAAGCGTCGCCATATCCGTGCGGACCGCCCGAACAATATCCTGACGGGCTACACGGTGACGAACAAGGCCGATGGTCAGCGGTGTTTCCTCGCGGTCATGCGTGACAAGCGTCTGCTCATGATCCAGCCGAATGGCACCATTACATGGACAGGTATGGTGGCCGTGAAGGATGTGCACATTGGTGACGTGGTGGATGGCGAGTACATTGAGGACCGCGGGCTCTTCTGTATCTTCGATGTCTACTCGTTCCGCGGCAAGAACACCACTCGCCTTCCACTCTTCACGACGGACGGTGAGGTGGTTGCGAATCCTCTGACGTCTCGCCTGGGATGTGCCCGGGAGTTTGTCGCCGATCTGCGTCGTGACTTTACGACTCAGCCGAATGGCCGGCCGTTCCGCGTGGAGACCAAGCTCTTCCTTGCCGGCGATGGACCTGCGATGGAGGAGGCGATCAATACGATCCTGGGCACCAAGTTCGAGTACGAGACGGATGGCCTCATCTTCACGCCTCGTTTGACTCCTGTCGCACCTCCGGCAGACCGCAAGGGAAGCGTGTGGACGACCGTTTACAAGTGGAAGCCTGCTGATCAGAACAGCATTGACTTCCTGGTCAAGTTCAAGCCTGGCGAGACGTTCGACACGGTTCTCAAGCAACGTGTCTTCAAGGGTCAGCTGTATGTCGGTCGGACGCGTGGGTTTGATATTGTCTACCCCTGCGAGACCATGACGGGCGAGTACACTCCGCCTCAACTGCCGCCCGACCTCCAGTCGATGGCCGAGTCACGGGATCGCGTGCCTGGCGTGTTCCAGCCTTCGGTTCCTCGTAACCCGGAGGCGTACAACATCTCAATCCCTCTGGACCCGAAGGGTGTACCGGTGGACACGCGTGGACAACGGGTTGAGGACAATACGATCATCGAGTGTGTTCGTGATGTGGAGACGGATCGCTGGGTGATTCTGCGGACTCGCTACGACAAGACGTATCAGTACCGCGTCCTTCACCAGCCGCAGTTTGGTAATGACGTGGCCGTTGCGAACTCGATCTGGACGAATATCCACGTGCCCGTGACGGAGGAGATGCTGACCACATGCGTCTCTACGCCTCCGGACGACACGTTCGAGGATGATCTGTATTACCGCGATGATCTGGGCTCTCGTGACCGCGTGCTCAAGGACACGTATGCGTTTCACAACAAGATCAAGGCTGGACTGTTCAAGCAGAATCTCAAGCCGGGCACGACACTGCTTGAGCTGGCGATGGGACGGGGCGGTGATCTGTTGAAGTGGAAGGAGGCCAAGCCCAGCCGCGTGGTGGGTATGGACATCACCGAGGGAAACCTGGAGTCTCCCGTCCAGGGTGCATGTGTTCGCTACATTCGCGAGCAGGCGATGGGCAAGGCTGACCGGCTGCCTCCGGCCCTGTTCATCGTGGGTGACATGACCAAGCCGTTGTACGAGCAGGACAATCGGTACATTCGCATTCTCGCGGGACTAGAGCCGGCATCGACTCCCTATCTTCAGCAGTTTGCGGGGCTGGCGATGTTCGACGCGATCTCGTGCCAGATGGCCATGCACTACGCCTGCGTGTCCGAGGAGACGTTCAAGGTATTTACGAAGAATCTTGTGGATCATGGTAAGGGAGTGTTCTTCGGGACGTGTATGGACGGTGCGGCCGTCTATGCGAGTCTCATGGGCAAGAAGAGCACTCTCTTCCGTGCCGACGGCCAGGTGTTCGGTGAGATCACGAAACAGTACACGGATGGCGATTCGTGGCACGAGGAGTTCGGACAGATGATCTCGGTCAAGTTGGAGAGTTTCGAGCGTCCAATGGATGAAGCCCTTGTGCCGTTTGGAAAGGTCACCGAGATGCTCGCAGAAGCCGGGTACGAGCTGGTAAGCACAACAACGTTCGCTGATCATTATGCACAGCAAACGGCTATCACGCTCACACAAGAACACCAAGCCTTCTCGTTCCTGCATCGCAGTTTCGTCTTCAAGCGAGGGGCTCCCAAGCCTAAGGAGCCCGAGGCCCCGAAGGAGGAGCCCGAGGCCCCGAAGGAGGAGGTCCAGGTTGTCGATCTCCCTATGGCCGAGGAAGCACCGAAGCCGAAGCCGAAGGCCGTCAAGAAAAAGTTAATCAAAGCCGTGGAGCCCGCGGCACCAAACACAGAGGCCGCAAAGCCCGTCCTGTTCTACGGGGCAGACGAAAGCAAGGGAGAGTACAGGTTTATGAGCAACATGTTCGTCGCACCGTTTGAGATTGACGGCATGACATTCCCCACCGTGGAGCATTACTTCCAGTGGTCAAAGGCGATGATGTTCGAGGGTAAGGACTCCGAGCATGCTGCAAAGATGATGAAGCCGCCGCGTAACAAGGAATTCACAGAGGCCAAGTCGGTCAAGGCGTTGGGTCGTAAGGTCAAGGAGTTCAGTGCCGCGAGGTGGGACGATGTGAAGATCCCGATTATGGAGAAGGCACTGCGGGCCAAGTTCGTGAACCCGAAGCATGGGCTTCTGGAGAAGCTGATGGCAACCGGAGACGCGGAGATCGGCGAGGCAAACCCCCGCGACAAGTACTGGGGAATTGGAACGTCTGCGGATACTGCGGACGCACAGAATCCGAAGAAGTGGAAGGGGCAGAATCAGCTCGGAAAGCTCCTGATGAAGCTTCGTGATGAATTTAAAGACGCGAAGGATGGAGAGGATAAGGCGGTGTCTGGTGCTGAAGCCAAGGCTCCTGCGTAGCCTCGCCTTCACCTCTCCTGTGTCGTCTAGCGGTTAGGATAGGGCTCTTTCACAGCCTTGGCCCGGGTTCGACTCCCGGCACGGGAAAACGCTGATAGTTCAGTGGTAGAATGAGGGTCTTCCACACCCTTGACGCGGGTCCGATTCCCGCTCAGCGTATTAACCAAACTTCAACACCTTGCCGAAATACGCCCAAAGCCCAATACCGAAGAGTGCCTTCGAGTTCACGTCCAAGATGTTGTACATCAGATTTTTGGTTTCCTCGTCCTGCATGTAGGCAATGCCATACATGGACCAAAGGAATGCGAAGACGTAGAATGCGGACAGATTCGAACCCTTCGGAATCGCGTACGTCACCATCACATAGAACATGATGAACAAGGCTACAAACCCAGCGAGGAATCCGGTCGTCCTCGGGATCATGCCGGTCTCACCCATGTAGCCCGCGAGAAGCATCCCCCAGTCGAGCAGTACAAGACGTCCGAATGTATCGTATGGGATCGAAGCCAGCTGCTGATTGTAAAAAAGGAGCAAGCCCAGAATGATCATCGGCGTGGTGATCACCCAGTCGATGTAGCGGTAGTGCGTGAATGCCTTCAGATCGTACTTGCCTGTCTTGACCTGCTCATAGAACAGTCCGTAGACAATCGAGGCTACAATGCTCACTGCGGTCTCAATGTTCATGATGTGACGCACATTCACGATCGGAGTACGAATCGCTTCAATGAGTGTGATGGTGGTATATCCAAGTAAAACTAAATAAGAAACCAAGAAGCTGTCGTCCAACACCCCCATTACTCCCACTCCGAGAATATATCACCCCGACGTCTGCGGATGAACCCATTCGGACCCCACTCCTCGTGCAGAATCGCAAACTCGGTCTGCGTAACCCGGGCCTTGCCCCACTTCCACGGCTTCACCTCGTGCTTTGCCGGGTACTTGTCTAGTGCGACCAGCACGTGGTGTAGGGCATCCTGCATCTCTGCACGCTGTGCCAACTTTGGAATCGCACGGACGGATGTGGGTTCACTGAATTCTGCAATCTTTCGCATCACAATCTCGCGAAGTTTGGGAGAATGTTGAACGATCAACATATTGTGATTCTTCACAATCTCGCGGAAGACGTCGATGACCGCGTCCGCCACCTCGTAGATCGGCGGCCGTATTCCGGCCCGTCGTGCCCGACGCACGTGGAGGTCATTCGCCTTCCTCACCTTCTTCATCAGCTGCGGAGCCACCATGGTAAGCTGGTGGGCGATGATGCGGTCCTTGGGAATCTTGTTGGGTGGTGTACGGTCGCCCGCCGGAGTCATGCGATTGACGTTGATGCGGTCCTCCCAGCCGAGGAACGGAAGGAGGTGGTGACGCAGAACGTCAACGGGAAGAAGGTCGAGGTAGGTGGGAGTGCCGACGGGAGCATGGTAGATGAAGCGAAGAAGAGACATTTTGGCCGGGGGGATTTGAGACGTAGCATGAACTCACACAATCCATTTTCTGCCGTATTAGCTCAGTGGTAGAGCACCGGTCTTATGACCCCACCGCATTAGCTCAGTCGGTAGAGCACCGGCCTTTTAGTGGCGAGTGAGCCGGTAGTCGCGGGTTCAAGCCCCGCATGCGGTACAACTTCACGAGTATGTCCGAGTGGTTAAGGAGACAGGCTTAAGATCTGTTGGTTCACACCTCGTGGGTTCGAATCCCACTGCTCGTATCGCCGT